CTGCACTTTTAGTTTATCATTCTGTAAGTGGTGACATGGAGATTAGAGACAGAATCAAGGATCTGTACTATGGTCCTGAATATGATTATTCTTTAGAGCAGATTGAAGAAGTTGCTACTCGTTGGGGTGCAACTGATATCAAGACTGGCGCTGACTATGAAGACGTTGTGAATCTTATCAAAGATAAGAATATTGTTGCAATGTATCAGGGTAGATCTGAAGCAGGACCTCGTGCCCTTGGTAATCGTTCTATTCTTTATGATCCTCGTGATCCTAATGGTAAGGATCATGTTAATGAAGTAAAGCATCGTGAATACTTCCGACCTTTTGCAGGATCTATCCTGAAGGAACATGTTCATGAGTGGTTTGATCTTCGTGGTATGGATGATACTCCATTCATGATGTATGCAGTTAAGTGTCAGGAAGGAATTGAAGAGAAGATTCCTGCTATCATTCATGTTGATGGTACTTGTAGAATTCAGACGGTTACTGAAGAAGTCAACAGGCATTATCATGGATTGATTGAAGAGTTTCATAAGCAGACTGGATGTCCTATCATCTTCAATACTTCATTCAATCTTGGTGGAGAACCTCTTGTAGAGACACTTGACGATGCTCTTCGTACTCTTGCTAACTCTGCAATTCAGTATCTTTATCTCCCAGAGTATGCTGTACTGATTGAGGTTGCTAATCAATGATTCATATAGATTGTTCTAGGGAAGTACTAGACTTCTCTCAGTATGATCTTGCTGAGGATGAAGTGTATGTAATCGACAATCTATTTCCTTGGTGGTTCACTCATCATATGCATGAACTTGTTTTGGGTAACAATGCATATGCATGGGTATATGGGCATACCAGTAACTATGCAACTGATGGCAGGGATGTTGGTGCTGACCTTGATTGGTCAGAGGCACCAGCATTTAAACAGTCAATTTATCCACCAAAGTCTCCTAATGCAGAAGATCCTTCCTTTGGTATGGTTTACAATGCGGTGACTGGAACAATTCCGTTTGAGTTGGAGTTAGGTGAAGTTCTTATAAACGGACAGCAGTGGATTCATGACACTGTTATTCATCAAGATTGTACCTGTGACAATGGTCTCAGTTGGATTTACTATGTTAACAGGCAGTGGGATGATGAATGGGGTGGTCCAACTATAATTGAGTTGGATGGAGATACTGTAGAAGTTTTACCAAAACCTGGGAGAGTTTGTTTCTTCAAAGGTAATATACCCCATCGAGGATCACCACCAAACGGCGATAAGTATCGTGGACTTAGGGCTACGTTAGTTTACAAGACAATGAGGAAGGTTCCTTTACCTGCTAGGAAATGAGAAAAGATTTATTTGCAATTCCTATTTTTGAAGATACTGTGGATCTTACTAAGATCCATATTGAATCTGATAACTATACATCAACATGGGATAGTGATGTCAAGACTAGTTTTGGTACAAATCATAAAATATCAGATGAAACTTGGCAACATTTAAATGAAGTTGTCTCAAGGAACATTAATCAAATACCATGCTCTTATGAGAATGCTAGGATTGATGGTATATGGAGGAATGTTTATACCAAAACTGATTATCAAGATCCTCACATACATCCACATTCTCAGTGGAGTTTTATCATTTATGAGACTGTACCTAAGTCAAAGACAATGTTCTTTAATCCCTCTATGAAGGACATTCAAAATCAAATTAGTGGTGGAGGAATTCCTGATTTTCTTTTGGATTATAAACCAAATCTTGATGCAGGATCTATTATAATATTCCCATCATTCCTTATGCATATGGTATGTCATGGTGCTGAGGGATCAACAATATCTGGCAATGTTTATCTGGATTATCGACCGTGAGAAAAGTTTTTGTAAACGGTACTTTTGATCTTCTACATAGGGGTCATTTAGAACTTTTAAATTTTGCAAAGTCTCTAGGTGATAGAGTTTATGTTGGTATAGATACTGATAGGAGAGTGTCTGAAAAGAAGGGACCTTCTAGACCAATATATAATCAAGAAGAAAGAAAGTTCTTTTTAGAAAATTTAAAAGCAGTAGATAAAGTACATTTTTTTGATTCTGATTTGGAATTGGAAGTGTTAATTAACTTTATTCAACCAGACGTAATGGTTGTAGGATCTGATTGGAGGGGTAAGTCTGTCATTGGATCAATGTACGCTGCTGAATTAGTATTCTTTAGTAGAATTGGTGATTATGCAACCACAAAAACAATTGAACGTATTATTGATAGGAGAGACATGTGATGATGAATACGTCTACGGTGATGTAGAACGTATTAGTCCAGAAGCTCCTGTACCAGTTCTCAAGTATGACAGAACTGAGACTCGTAAAGGGATGTCTGCTAATGTCAAGGCAAACCTAGAGTCTTTTGGTATCTTTGTAAATCATATTACCAATAAGAAACCAATTATAAAGCGTAGGATAGTTGATCGTGGTAGTAATCAACAACTTATACGTATTGATGAGGAGTCTGAGATTGATCCTCTGAAAGTATCTGAAGTCAAGTCTGCATTCATTCACATGCAGTATGATGCTGTGGTTATATCAGACTATGATAAAGGGTATCTAACTAAGAATGACTTAGAAGTTTTTTGTCAGAACTTCCCAGGACCAGTTTTTATAGACACTAAGAAAACTGAACTGTTTAGTTATCCAAATGTATTCTTTAAAATTAATTTGAGGGAATATAATAATTTGACTGTTGCACCAAATCCAGAGAATCTTATTGTTACTATGGGTGAGCAGGGTGCTAAGTATATGGAGAACATCTATGCACCAGAGCGTGTGAGTGTGTTTGATGTTGTTGGTGCAGGAGATACATTTTTGGCAGCATTATCATATGCATTTTTAACTTACGGTGATATTGCATCGGCAATTAGTATTGCAAATAAGGCATCTGCTATTGCAGTTCAGCACTATGGATGTTATACTTTGAATGAAGAAGATGTAGCAGGACTATGAGGGCACTACTACCTGGAATGAAGACATATTGCATTGATATTGATGGTGTTATTGCCGAAAAGAATGGCACTTGTAAGACATGTAAGTATGAAGCAAGCACTCCCATGAGGGAGAACATTGAGAAGATTAATAAGTTGTATGATGAAGGTCATTACATTAAGTACTTCACTGCTAGAGGTATGGGAACCTATCATGATGATGCAACTCAAGCTGACGCTCGTTGGAGGCAGTTAACAGAACTTCAGCTGAGGATTTGGAATTGTAAGTATCATGAACTCATCATGGGTAAACCCTCAGCGGACTACTACATAGATGATAAGGCGGTAAATTCTAATGACTTCTTCAATTAAATATGTTCCCAAAGGTTGGGGATATGAGAAGTGGATCGTTAATAATGAAATGTATTGTGGTAAACTTTTATTCTTTGAGAAGGGCAAGAGATGCTCATGGCATTATCACAAATTAAAAGATGAGACCTTTTATTTGCAAAGTGGTCTCATGTCTTTATATTATGGATACGAGAATGATTTATCGACAGCGGATATGATTGTCCTTACACCTGGAGAAAAGTTTCATATTCCTGTTGGGATGAGACATCAGATGGTTGCACTGAATGATACTGAACTGTTTGAATTCTCAACCCAACACTTTGATTCTGATAGTTATAGAGTTATAAAAGGTGATTGAAAGATTTGAAGATCTGATATTGGAATTCCCAAATCTCATACCTAATGAGTGGTGTGAGGTTATGGTTCAATGGTTTGAAGAAAATGAACACCTACAGCAAGATGGTAGGGTAAGTGATAATAGTGATGATCAAGAGATACAGACTCAATATAAAATAGCAACACAATCAATAATTCCTTTTGAGTCTCCTGTTGCTCAGTTGATGTCAAAGATTTGTAATACTTGTTATGATAATTATCTTAGCATAGTTAAAGAAGCTCCTAACCAGTGCATATGTTTTAGGGATTACTCTATAAGAGTTTACAATACGGGAAACGGATTTTTTAAAACGCATGTTGATCAACATGCTGGAGGTACAGTAACTAGATTATTTGCAATAATTTTATATCTAAACGATGTAAAAGAAGGTGGAGAAACTGAGTTCCCCACCTACAAGAAAAAAATAAAACCAGAGAAGGGTAAGGTTCTAATGTTTCCGTGTAATTACATGTATCCTCATGGAGGTAACATGCCAATCTCTGGTCCAAAATACATCGCTACTGCATTTGTTAATTTTGTAACTGAAGATAGTCTTCAATACTCTTGAATTTATAATTACCAAGCCACTTCATATCGGCACAAGTATAAGTTTGGTATTTACCTTTTAAATGATTCGGAAAGGGGATGGTATTAATTTTACCACCCTCTTTTTTTGCAACTAATTCTGCGACATGTTGGAATGATACTGGTGAACCAGTGCCAATGTCGTAGATACCACTACTAGCATTATTATGAAGAACGATATCTACAACATCCTCAACACATACAAAATCTCTAAGGAATTTATCAGATCCCTTAAACAGATTGAGCTCACCAGTTTCTTTAATTTCCTTGGTGAATTTGCTTACTGGACTTGCCTGATTGCCTTTATGATCTTCTCCATCTCCATAGACATTGAAGTATCTAAACCCTTGGACAAGAGAGAACTTATCGATATTATCTAAGACAGTGTAATCCACTTGCAACTTTGAGATTGCATATTGATTCAATGGATTGTATGTCTTTGCTTTTTGATGGATGCTCTGATTCCCATACACCGATGCAGATGATGCATACTTAATTGGAATTTGATATTCTATTGCTTTATTAAGCAGGGCACACGAGAATGCTACGTTGTAGTGCCACAACCTCTGCAAATCTTTCTCTGTAGTTGATGATATTGCACCTTGATGTAAGATGAGACTTACTTTATTCCACTCATCAAAGTCGGTAAAAAGTCTCCAAGCATCTTCTTGGTCCACAAGGATTACTTCATCATCAAGTTTATCTGCAAAGCATTTGCCGATAAATCCTTTGGCACCAGTTAGAATTATCATATCTTTTTGTTCAATATTATATCAAATAAATAATATTACTGCAACAATTCTCAGGATATATCCGATGACTTTTGGATCCTTAATAAGTAAACAACCAGGAGTTGATAATACAAACGAGGTTTTGTATACTGCTCCTGCTGGTAAATTGGTAGAGGGAAAAGTATATGTTGTTAATAAAGGTCCTTCCTCAGTTAGATTTAGGGTAGGATTATCTACTGGAGGATTGTCTGATTACAATACTTCTTCGGGTTATCTGATCTTTAATCAGGATCTTCCTGTTGGAGAATATTATCAGAGTGAAACTATTTATTTTGGGGATGGGCAAAGCGTAATTGTTAGATCTGATAGTACTGATATCCTTTTTAATCTCCTAGGTACTGAGACTGATGATGCTGTTGGGTCTGGACTAGTCGCTCAAAAGAGTACCACTGGTTCAAATGGTAATGAATTAATGTTTACATCACCAGCTGATTTTACTGGTAATTTGTTTGTATGTAATAGAAGCTCTTTTGACTCTAGAGTTAGAGTTGGTGTAGGATCTACTGATAAAGATTATATTGAATATAACTATACGGTTAAAAGAGATACAACTCACTTTAGAGAAAATTTAAGAATAGGAACTGGGGAAGTTGTATATATTAGATCCGATAACCCTGGAGAGAGCTTTATTCTTACAGGATTCTATGGATCAGGAGCAAATAATTTCCCAAATAATGTAGGTGTAGGTTCTACTCTACAAGCAAATGATGTATATGCAGTACAATCTGTTTCTATTGGTATTACAAGTCCAGGATCTAATGCACTAAAAGTTATTGGTTCAACTGAGTTATCTGGTCTTACTGTTACTGATAATGTTAGGATTGAGAATAATTTAGAAACGGTTGGAATTATAACTGCACAGGGTGGATTTACTAGTAATTCAACTAATCCAGTTGAGATAACAGTTGCTGGAACTGATTTGACATTTACTGTTCAAGGTGTGGGTTCTACTACATTGACCTTAATATAAATTTGATATATAATTAGTGTACTTAATTTGGTAGTATGGCATTGAAGTTTGAGGACGATGGCGTTCATAAAAGTTATGAAGTAGAGCAAACTGAGGAGATCATTGTATTCTCTAAAGAGAACTGCTCTTACTGCATGTATGTTGATAGACTCCTTAATGAATTAAATCTGGAGTATACAAAACTTACACTTGGTGAGGATTTCACCAAGTCTGAATTTTATAAAAAGTTTGGTATGGATTCAACCTTCCCTAGGGTTGAAATTAATGAAGAACTTATTGGTGGAGCAAGAGATACTGTTGAGTGGTTAAAGAAGGCTCGCTATCTCCCTGGTCATTGAGCAAGATCAAATAAAAAACCATTTATATACTTTCTAGCAAATTGCTTTGTGTAGTATGATTTTATGATCCCATATGCTGGATCTGTGTATGAAAGATGGTGGTCATAACCCTTTTGAAAGATGTGGGCAGAAATCTGCTCACATTTTTTTGTGCATTCTTGATATCTTCTAAGGTATAGATCTAATTTATCAATATACTCGTCATAAAAATCTTGACGATCAGTCTTGATCCAAAGTTTTTTGGAGAAGTATGTGTCTAGATCGTAAATTTTTGACTTGTCTTTTATCCTATCTTCTTGATCTCCAAGATATTTTTGAATATATCTATCAGAATATTCTTTGCTCCCCTCTAGTGGATGGAAGTCAATAGTCCCAAAATATTTTACGCTACCGCACTTAACATATTCTGTTCCGAAGACTGGAGCATTATATTGGAAGTCTGGATATATAACAAGAGACTCTGCAACAAACTTACCACGAATGTGCAATTCACAAAGTCTTATTCTGCGGAGGTTTTCTGTTCTCCACACATAAGATTTTATGCACGAGTTCTTATCTTCTATAACAGGACTCAACCAATTTGGAAGAGCAACTGGAGTCAGGTTCTGATATAATTCAAATAGTTTATTCCTAACTT